CAGAGTTTATCATTTTAAACTATAGTTCCATATGGTATAAAAACTAAACAATTTTATATAACCATGATGAAAACTACAGATTTTAAAATTAAACATCTCAAGAGTTCGAACAAGGTCTCAGACGTTGGGTATTTAAGTAAGGACTTATTTACCTACTGACTGAGAATCTTGATCTGGTCTCTAGACCTTCCTAAAGCTCCTTATTTTAAGCTTGGTCACAGAATCATGTCGCTCTGAACAATTAACGGATCCACTTTTATGGTGAAGTATTGTAAAGAGTGTACACGAATTCTGCAAGCTTATGTAAGTGGAAACCCCATTTTCATTTCTAATGAATTTGTGGTCGGAATCAAGGGTGGAATACCAAGTATCATTCCGGGTACTCTATGTTCTAGTCTTAGAAGTAGAGATCCGAAAACGATACGGGGTGTTTTATCCCTTCTGTCGGTCTACCGGATTATTAAAATTCCGGGAAACTTGAAGTGGAACACTATTACAGATCCTTTTAAGGGTCTTAGTAGTGTTCTTCCTCAATACGAAATAAGAAGAGCAACGTCGGAGTTGAATTTTAGAATATTCAAACTTAACCCGATTCGTCTCCTATTATTAAGTACGGCAGGGCCCAACGATCCTACATCCATGTTAGGTATCTGAAAAGATATCCTAGCCTGGCATGAGAGACCGACTCTTCTAAACGCCCTTAAAGGCTACCTAGAAAGAGTGCCGGGTGGTCCCGAATTCTTGTCATTAATTGAACAAGAGAAGGATTACTTAGATAAGCATCCTTTAGAGGAGTTGAAATCACTTGATTCCAAACCCCTCACTCTTGGGCGGTTAAGCCTTAAAATGGAGCCAGCCGGGAAGATAAGGATCTTCGCCATAGTTGACGCTCTTACTCAGAGTGTGTTTAAACCTCTGTCCGACGGAATCTTCGAGATCTTAAGGTCCCTCCCTATGGATGGAACTTTTGATCAAGATGGTCCTGTTAGACATTTGGTCGCACGCCTGAAGAATAGGGCAACTAAGGAGAAGATATACTCTTACGACCTGAGTTCGGCCACTGATAGGTTACCTATCGACGTACAAAAGCAAGTACTATCCCTTCTTATGGGTGAATACTTGTCGGACTGCTGAGCGTTTTTGCTTACAGAAAGACAATGGACTCACTCCTCTAAGATTGGGGGAACACTTTCCTTGAAATACGCGGTAGGACAACCTATGGGTGCGCTAAGTTCGTGGGCAATGCTTGCATTAACCCATCACACCATAGTGCGTATAGCTGCAATCCGTGAAGGAATTCACAATTTCGCAGACTATGCACTTTTGGGTGATGATATTGTCATAGCTAATGAAAAGGTAGCTACACAATATCACTATCTTATGACTCAGGTCCTCGGGGTTGATATTAATCTTTCCAAGTCTTTAGTTTCTTACGACTCATTTGAGTTTGCTAAGAGATTAATTACTTTGGACGGAGAAGTATCACCTGTGGGAGCGAAGAATCTTTTGGTATCAGTTAAGTCACTTAAAGGTATTCCTTCAGTGTATCTTGACTTGGTAGCAAAAGGTCTGTCCTTATCCACCGACTACCTTGTAGATCATTTAAAGAGATTTCCCAGTAAGCGTAAAACGCATCTTGAGAAAATCCTTTGATTGATACAAGGTCCGTTTGGGTTTGTTCCTACAACGGCTGGACTATCAGCTTCGGTTAAGCTAAATAGTTCGCTAACAGTTGTACACTTCTACAGACTTATCTCTACAATTGAGGAAGTCATGTATAAGTCACATCTCTCAGTTTGAGAGAGGAACATGCGTAAAATAGACGAAATTATTTCATCTCTTTTACGTTGACAAGATAACTCGTCGATCATAAAAGTCCAATCTGGAGGGACTGAAGTTGTCGAAAGACAACTAGGAAGTTCTCCCATGTTTCAACACATACTAGGTATGTATTACGAAAAATGGTCGGAACTCCTAAAGTCCAAGCCAGAAAGTTCTCTTATGCAAAAGTTTCAAAGACAAGTGAAACTTGATCACCGGGATCCGGACTTTAATGCAAAGATTCACGTTTTTGTGAAACACCTGCTTAGAGACGACCCGCGTGAGACAGTTGCACCCTTTGATCCTTTTGATGAGACCGAAAAGGTTATCTTACCATTATCTCATTCAACGAAAGTTGAAAACTTCTGATTAGAAGTTGAGAAAAGTAGTAAGAGAAGGTTCACCTTTGGAGGTTTACCGTTCGTCTAGACGACCTAAGAAAGGTCCTCAAGAAGAACAACTCTATCTACTGTTAGAGGGAAAGTTCACTGTGAGGATGGCGTATATCTGAAGCAGATTATAACTAC